CCCCGGACAACCTGCACCACCAGCCAATCTCGGCGCACCATACGCCAACCCCGATGCCTCCGACGAACGAGCCATTAACACTTGGTCATTCGTACCGACCGCCAACCTGGCAGGCGTATCATCTGCCGTCGCAGTAATCAGGTCGCCCTTGGCGTTGACAATCGCGGAAGAAATAAACGGTTTTGAATTAATCCATTTTTGGCTGGTATTATTCCAAGAAAGAACATCGTCTGATTGCAAAGAAGAAACATTTACATCTAATAATTCGTGAACATAGAAAGGTTCGTTCTCGGCTCCAAATGAGGAAAATACATAAATTATTCTAGAATCATTTGATGGAGCTTGTTCAAAATCAACTTGAATCGAATTATCAGTTAAAATATTCCAACCAACTAACGTATGCACGTATGGACTTTGTTTATCTCTACAAAAAACATGAATCTTTTTAGTATCTAAATTATGTTCAATTTGAAATGTTGTATCCGTAGAATTTCCTACAGTTTTTTTATAAGAGTAATTTTTTAATGGTGCATAGAATTTTGCTGTTAAAGAATTGCTATCTGGAGGACTAGAAAATACTAATTTAGCTTTTGTTTTAGTGATTGGATAATATTCAAAAACTACATATTCATAAGGACTGTTTATTTTTCTAACAGTTGCAAAAGTATCAAAAAAACCTAGATTATGAATAACTGTAAATTCTGTGGATGATCCATCGCCTATTGTTTGCGAGTATTCTTTACCATCTCCAGCTGATTGTATAAAAACTTGTCTTGAATTTGCTGATGGTATATGACTAAAACTAATTTTTACAGAATTTACCGTGGTTGCCCTTACTTCAGTTTTTATAAAATTAAAAGGAGAAGTGGCCTCTATGACAGTGACAACTACATTTCGTGTATTTAGATTATGAACAATAGTATATTCATCATCTACACCATTTCCAATAATAGAGCTGTATGAATGACTTGTATCTTTTTCCAAAATAGGAAATTTACTCTTAAATAATGTACCATCAAAAACCAATGATTGATTAGTAGTGGCTCCGAGTTGTTCTTATTTCTACATTTCCTACAAGTAAAGTTCCAAGACTCGCAGTTCCGCCTGCTGTTATATTGTTATTAATGTTAATACTATTTGGAAATGATAATGTGAACGTTCCATTTGTTTCACTAACACTTATTTGATTTGCTGTCCCAAGAATATCTTTTACAAGCTTTGATCCCACTATTGTATTTGTGGAATCTTTATAAAATAATTTTCCGTCAGCATAATTTATTGCTATTTCTCCACTTAATAAACTAATTGGAGATGTAGTTGTTGCTCCAGAATTTTTAATTTTTATAGTATTTGGCATTGTTTATCCTTGATTTTAAGCTGACAGATCACCAAACAAAACCCATGTGTTAGTGTCTATCTGTACAAGTGTAGCAGTTGACCAACGTGCGCGCAAATTAGTTCCCGGAGTTGCATTAATTGTTACTGCTCCGCTTGCTCCCGAAACAGTTAAGGAACCCGTTCCTTTTCTACATAAGTCAATTCTATCGCCAATCTCGAATACTCCAAGAGGAACAGTTAATGTCATTGAAGAGGTGTTGTCCATTGTAATTAATTTAGCTAAATCTTCTAAAACTAGGGTGTAGCTAGTTCCAGTTTGAGCATTTATCACAGACCTAAAGGCCGCTCTTGCCGGACCTGTTGCGAGCATTGTTTCAGTTACTGTATTGGAATCTCCAGTTGTTATAACCGTACCAGAAGTTGCCGGCAGCGTTATAGTTGTTGTTCCTGCTGTTGCATTTGCCTTTAAAGTAATTGTTCCAGAAGTACTTCCGTTTAATAATACATTTTTTCCAGAAGAAAGAGCCAAATGTTCAGACGAAGTCCATGCTGAAGTTGTATTTATCCAATTAAAAGTTTTATCTGTTGTTCCTTTTAGTGTAATTCCCCCACCATCTGCGGTTGTATTAGACGGAGTTGTTGTTGATCCCAATTCTAGATTAATATCATCAACAGTTATTGTTGTTGAATTTATTGTAGTAGTCGTTCCATTTACCACGAAATTATCGACAGTAACTGTTCCCGTAAAGGTCGGCGAAGCAAGATTTGCCTTAAGGTCGAGTGCGGCCTGCTGAGCGGTAGAAACTGGCTTATCTGCGTCGGATGTATTGTTGACCTCTCCAAGTCCAACCATTGATGGCGTGATTCCAGAAACAGAGCCGTAAAGCGTTGGTGAATCCAACACTGTTGAAACCAATGTTTTGTTTGTGAGAGTGTCTACTGAGGATGTCGTTACAACGTTTACGCCCTCAACCGTTAGGCGACCTGATTCACCTCTTGCAAGCGTTGTATCATTTGCGTGTCCAAGTTCAATTGTTCCAACACCTATTGCCTGTGTTGTAGATGTTGCTAATTTAGAAATAGCGATGTAGGCATAGTCATTTATGTCAGCATTAGTGATCGTCCCATTTGCAATCATCGTGCTGGTTACCGTGCCAGTGTCTGTGGTCTGCACTACCGATGCACCGACGGCGATGGTGGCTGTTGAACCCTCTCCTGGATTGTGGGTTACGGAAATGCCCGTTCCTGCCGAAACATCTACCATGTAATTGCCAACCGTATCGGTTGCAAGGTTAATCGGGTCGTTTATCCATGTCAAACCGTCCCACTTGAGGAAATCGCCAGAATTCGCCGACACGATGTTGACATCAGCAAGTGAATCTAAACTTGTAATTGGTGCTGGTGCTTCGCCATTAACCCATATTCCGAGATGTTGAGTTATATACAAGAATTTGATCGTTTTCAGGATCGGTTATGACAACATCTGAACAATCTACTATCTGAGGAGTTCTATTAATCCATTGTGTTCCATTATAATGAATGACATTTTTATTAGCTGGATTATTAGATATATTTGTATTTGCAAGGTTTTGAAAAGTAATATCTTTACTATTCCATTTGTTTGTACTTGTATTGTAGCCCAAAAATTGATTAGCAGATGCGGAGCTAATTGAAATATCTGCTAAATCAGCTAAACTCAATTGACCAGCTTCAGCCACGTTATCGGCTGATGGAACAAATTTTATTCCGTTATATTTAAGAACTTGTCCGGATAATGCTCCATTTGTATCAATTTCTTTTGAATTAACAACTAGAGTAGTTGCTGTTAATCCAGCAAATGTGGGACTTGCATCAGTTGCAACGTTTTGTCCAATTGAAATCGTTGCAGTTGAACCTTCGCCCGCAGTATGTAAAACTGTTACTCCAGTTCCAGCCGAAACATCAGACATGTAGTTTCCGTTCGTATCTGCACCAAGGGAAATTGGGCCGTTAACCCATTCGTATGTCGTCTCGCTCCACTTGAGGAATTGTCCAGAAGCCGCAGCCGTGATGGTGACATCACCAACGTCATCAAGATTGTTGATAGTTGGGACTGCTGCGCCAACCCACTGATTGCTTGAGCTTAAATACTTAAGAAATTGTCCATCTGATACTTCACTAGTATTCACGTCTGATAAATCATTTATTACTCTTGAATCAACGTATATAACTGCATTTGAATACGCGGTATCTGAACGTGTATTTGCGTGAGTAATTGCCGCGGATTGAGCTGCTGCAGCGGCTCCATGAGCATCAAACGTGTTGGCGGTAACAGCAATTGTAGGAGTTCCACCCTCTGCTGCTGTTGCGTTGGTAAGGGTGATCCCTGCGCCTGCAGTCAAAGATTCAACATAATTACCAACGGTGTCCGCACCAATGAATATTGTACTATTGGTCCATTGATTTCCAACGTACTTTAAAAAACTACCATTAGCTGGGTTAGATGTTGTTACATCGGTGGCGTCGCTTAATTCAAAAGTTAAGGTAGATGCCGTATGATTATGGGAATCGTTTGCTACAGTAATCCCAAGTGTTACATCTTGCGTTCCATCTATTGATACAGATCCTGTTACATCTCCGCTTAAGGTTATTGTTCTTGCGGTAGACCAAGAATTTGCACTAGAAACATTTTCGTTAATATTTGTGTAATTTGTTCCATCATTCGTAAATTGCCATTTGCCGGCTGACTCATTCCAACGTAAAGCAACATTAGTAGAAGTGCCACGCTCGACTTCTATGCCGGCATTTTGTGACGGAACTCCATTTTCATTATTATTAAGAACGATTATGTTATCGTCTAATGTAATTGTTTCTGTTTGTACCGATGTAGTACTACCCGTTACAACTAGGTTGCCTGTAACGGTTAAGTTTCCGGATACATTTACGCTATCACCCGTAGAAACTAAAGTGCTTGTAACTTGACTCCAACCAAGGCTGCTATTTATAATCGAGTTACCGGCTTTGTAATAAAGAACTCCGTTAGCTGGATCAATTGCTATTTGACCAAAACTAATTGATGGTTGTGACATGATTATCTTTCTTTTTTAAGAAAATTTAGAAAGTACCACCATCAATAGTTATTCCATCAAAAGTGGTTAAGTTTGTAATTGATCCCCCAGTAATTGCAATATTATTTGCATTTTGTACAGAGATAGTTCCAAGACCAAGGGTTGTTCGCGCATCGGATGCGGTAGCGTCATCAAGAAGTGTTCTGGCATAAGCTGTAAAATCTGCGAGTGATGCTGTTCCTGCTCCAGTAAAGTATGGTAGTTTATTATCTGCGGAGCTAAGACCGGCAAGAGCTGACAGTTCTACGTCATAAGCTTGAACATTAACTCCAATAGTTAATCCTAAATTATCCCTAGCTGTAGAGGCTGTTGTTGCGCCAGTTCCACCATATGCTATTGCTATAGTTCCCGCTTGCCAAGTTCCAGAAGAAAGTGTTCCAACTGATGTTAAATAAGAATTTACTACTCCCACACCTAGTGTATTATTTGAAAGAACAGTAGATCCGTTTATTGCATAAACTTTTGTATTTGATTCTAAATTAATATGCTCGGATGAAGTCCACGAATCAGTTGCCAATACCCAATTAAAAGTTTTGTCAACAGTAGCTTTTACCGTAATTCCTGCACCATCAGCTGTAGCATTTGATGGAGAATCTGTGCTTGCTAGTTCAATATTTTTGTCATCTATTGTAAGAGTGGTTGAATTTATCGATGTTAATGTTCCATTTACGGTTAAGTTTGCACTGACTGTAAGATTTCCCCCGATTGATGCATTGCCGGTTGTTGAAATCGTGGCAAAAGAGACATCACTTGTTGTAGCTACTGCTTGACCTATTGATATAGCCACGGCATTGTTTGTAACTGCAGTTGTTACTCCGGTACCACCAGTGAACGTGAGAGTATCAGAAAGAAGGTTGACTGTATCTGATCCAGACCCACCAGCTATCGACAGATTGGTTGCAACATCTACTTCACTAGCAGCGGTGAGACGACCCTGTCCATCAACTGTAAATGTTGGAATCTTTACTGAAGAACCATAACTACCTGCAGTGACTGCTGTGTTGTCTAAATTAATTGTTATTATATCTGTATTTGAACCTACACTTGTTAACCCTGTTCCACCGGTAAATGTAAGAGAATTAGTTGTGTTAATAACTTGACTCAAACCAGTATCTGGAATAATTGTGAACGACGCATTTGCGACAGAATCGGAAACTAAATTATCAACATATAGTTTTGTTGTAGCATGTGTGTTTGCAGAAGGAGTTGGAATTGCTATTACTCCAGAAAATGTTTTATTTCCAGATATTGTTTGATTAGTTCCTCTTGTGACATAGGCGCCTGATCCGGGCTATGGCTTCTATTGTAGTTGCTGTTCCACCTTCTCCATTTGCGCCCTTGCCGTAATAAAGTGTGTCGTCTGCTTCGTTATAGGCTAGTTCTGCGTTTTCAAGTGTGCTTGGTAAACCAGCCGCGCCAGTAGAAGATCTTCTTTTAATTCTTATTGTATTAGCCACTTAGAAACTTCCTCCATCAACTATATTTTCTTTTTTTGTATTAACCCATTGATTTCCGTTATACTGCAAAAGGTCCCCATTAGATACCGTGTCTATAGTAACGTCAATTAAACCATTTAATATAGATTGACCTTCTATGTTTGCTTCAGCTGCTATTAATCTGTCTTTGATTGTTAAATAACTGCCTGCTGGATTTATTCCAATGACAGTTTGAATTGCTTCAACTGCATCGTTAACGTCTGAGTGCTGTTTATGGTGAGGTACTATTGATGAATTTAAAGTATCCTGAGACGAAGGATTAATAAGTATATCTAAAGAATTGGGATAATTAGTTGGCATGTCTCACCTAAATTAAAGCTAGAATTTTATTGACTTCGTTACTCCAGTTTATAGTAACAGTATTTTGTCCAGTATAAGCAAATGGAAGCTCCTCTGCGGTGTCCACGTAGAATACCAATCTTGAATTATCGATTGGTGAAGTACTTTGAGCAAAAACAATTGCATTGAATGACCCTAAAACTTCCATCTGAATATCGTCTCCATCAATGATTCCATTAATATTAGTAATATTCGATATACTAGAGCTAGTGGCAACTCTTGCATTTTCTGGAATACTAGAAACAAATTCATCATTGGAAGATGAATTTGGAGTATAATTTTCATTCGTTAATATTAACTTATATTGATTAGACAAGGTGTTTATTAAACCATTAAACAAACCTTGTTTTGCTTTTTTATAAACAAAATTAGCCAAGTTAAACTCCTACGTCTTTAGATATAATTAATCTATACTTATATCCAGATTCAAAATATTGTTTATTCTGCGTGTAATATGAAGGAGTTGCTTCTTTAGAGGGAACATCGACGTATACTTCTGATTTCCAAGAATGTGCAGAAATTCTACAAGATATATTTTCCCATCTTGATGGTTGTCTTTGAATTTTCTTTTTTTGTAATTTAAAATATTTATTATTTAAAAAGTTTGTAGCTGGTTTTTCATTAAAAAAAACTGTAACCCTACCATGGTTATAAGAATTATCAATATAAAAATCTCCGCTAACTGGATCTATTGATTCAATAAAAAAGTTTGGATTTTTTGCTATTATCTGATAACTACTGTAGGCATCTGTTCTTATGGATTTATCTTCTACTAAAAGTTCTTTCAATTCTGGTTCATTAACAGAATTGAAACTACCAGTTACTGCAGTATTTGGTGTTGCGCCAACAGCTAGTGTTTTAAATTTTACTTGCTCTTCTGCAATTGGTTCATTGGCAGCGTCTAGAAAATTTACAAATCTTATAACGTATTCCGTAGAAGGAGCTAGCTGCGCGTTCCACAGCAGCTTTAATGTTCTAGAAATTTGATTATACGCAGAAAGCGTATCTATAGTCTTAAATGGGCTAGATATCACAACAGGAGTAGCGGCTGTTGTCTGTACAATTATATTTGCTGCTTTTATTGAAGATATTTTTATTGTTCTTCCAAATTTAACAGATACAGTACCTAAACCAACCACCGCATTTTGTATCAGGTACGAAGCCACAACATTCTCCAGTCAATTTCGTTTACAGAATATAGTAATTAGTATAGATAAAAGAATAAGGGGGTGGCATTGCCACCCCCAAACTCTCCCAATGAAAAGGTAACTATAACTTTCCTAGGATTACGCCACAGTCTTCTGTAGGTTGACTTCGTAGTTGCGAGTGAGGCTGACGTTCTTAGCTACGGTGATACCCTCACCATCGCCGAGCATCACTATGTCGTAACGCTCTTTCATCTTCATCTGACGGATGTCGCGTGAAGGATCATCAAACTGATCAGTGCTCATGTCATCCTTGACAAGTAGTGTTCCAACTTCATTACGGTCGATCAAGAAAAGATCTGACTTAGCTGGTGTTGTACCACTCTTTGCTGTAAAGCTAACAAAAGGAGAAACAATCACATTCAGACCCATCGGGGCCGTTGCGTTCAACGTACCCTCCTTGGACTGAGGGCGATATCCCCAGCTTGTATTAACCGCTGCAGCTGAACCACCAGCATGGAAGATACTATCCTTGAGGAAGATCGACCACATTAATGGGTGAAGAATGAAATCTGTCGGAACATGATTTTCCGCCATCAATACAGCGGCCATGTCGATAACGTCATCCCAAGTAATTGTCTTATTGGCTGCGCCAGTAAAACCCTTACCGGTTGTGTCATCGTAGCTGCTGCTATCGTTGTCGAAAACCACTGTTGCCGCATCCTTGAATCTGCTCAACGCAATTTGCTCTTTCAAGCGTGCCATTGCGCGACCAGCTGCACGGACGTGAAGGCCTACTATGTCCCAAAGAGAGTCGGCGATTACTTCTTCAGTAAAAGCCAGTTTAACACCTTTCTTTGAAACTTTACCTTCAACTTGCTTAGCAAACGCGAGCGCTTGCTCTGGATATTCTTGTCCTTCTGGTATCTCTGCAGCCTGAATTGCATTAACGGCTGGGAACTCCAAAGAGCGTCCCTTGCCGAGACGCACAGTCGAAAGAAGTGGCGTAACCAATAACTGCGGTTCAGCTGCTTCCTTCAATGTACGGGAGATGACTTTGGGGAAAAGGGCGGCTGCATCGGATGATGCAAACGCTTCTTTAATGGTTACTCTATTCTCTCCGTCAATGTAACCGTCCTCAGTTAATGCTGTTTCCCATGCTGGGAGACCTGAGAGGAGCTCTTGGATTGATTTAAAAATCTTAGGATTATTCCTCCTGTGTTATCTTTCTTTTTATTATAGTGTTAAGTTTACACGGAATGCGCCAAGCACATTCGTTACATCCAGGTTTGAGCGGATGCCCAACTTGCCTTGATAGGTGCCTGTTCTCGTAATTTCAAAAACAGTCTTTAGTGCACCAGGATCCGATGGCAATTGCATGTAGGAAAGCAAGCCATCATCAAAGTTGGTGGCAAACTTCTCTACTTCAATAACCTTACCAACCTGGAGGTAAGGATCTGTGCCGGACAGTGTTGATGTTAACACCACTGGACGACCCATGTGATCGGCTCTAACCAAAGAACCAACCGTTACATTATTATTCAAACCGTCGACGAGTGGATACTCAACGTAACCGTGAGTTATCCAGCCTGCACCTTGCGATGTGCCTTTATCGAAAGGACGGTAAAGGTCATACTGTGCTACGCCAACTGGAACAGACTGTTTTGCAACTGTAACGGTGTCAGTTGCTCCAGTGCTGTAAGCTGGAGTTGCTCCAGTAAGTGGGCTCCATGTCGCTGGCATTGTATCGCCCCAGACGACGTCGGCGCCCGAACCATTAGCTGGAACGACTCTTGAGTCGCCGTTGCTGTCTGCGACCACTGAGAGAATTGTTCCTTTGCAGATAACTATCTCAAAGCGATCATCTTCTGAATCGAGGTACCATGTTGGGAGACCGGCACTGGGAAGAAGATACGCAGAAGGCGCTATGCCTTCGGATACGACAAATCTACCCGCTCCAGTCTTACCATGTACTTTACGGAATTTTGCTAAGCTCATTTTAATTTCTCCTCTTGTTTATTTTATAGTTTACGACGCCCCATCAAAGCATCGACGAAAAGTTCCTCTACATTATCTGAAATAACTTCCTTTTTGTCTGCTTCAACATCTTCTATTGAAACAACATTGTTTTCTTCTTTAGCATTTTCTGCTTCGGAGGTTATTTGTGGAACCGTAGTTGTGTTGATAGTTGCTTTTTTAGCTGGCATTTTTGCTATGTCTCTTAGTGAGTCGGCCAATGAAGAGGCCGTTCTTGTTACATGATCTGCAACGAGAGCTTCCCTATCGGACGCAGCTTCCATACCTGCATTTATTTTTGCATCTACAACTCTTTCTGCCAACACTCTGTGAAGAGCTGCCTTAAGGTTTTTGTTTTCTTCTTCAAGAAGTTTGATCCTTGCAGAGAAATCATTTTCTTTTTGCTCAGCGACTTCTTGTTTGTCGTTGAGTTCTTCTGATTTCTCTTTTTCAACTTCTTCATCCTGATTTGACTCAGGTTCTACTGCTGACTGTTCAGGCTTATCGGATTCAGCTTGTTTTTGCACGTCCGACTCTTCTTTTGTTTCAGCAGAGATCTCTTTTGTTTCCTGGGAAACTTTTTCTTCTGTTTTTTCTTCAGGTTTTACTTCTTCAGATTTATTTTCGACTTCTACTTCAGCGTCTTCCGCAGTAAGTTCTTTCTTTGCGGTATCTGCGGCTATAGCAGAAAGATCATCACTAAGTTCTTTTGCAACAGTTAAAATGTCTTCTTCTTCAACAATTGTCATTTGCGAATTCTCCTCATTATTAGATTCTTGTCCTTCTGATAGTAATGTAGTATCTTTAATAATATAATTATCGCTTTCATTTACTGCCATGGCGCTTAAAAATGATCCTTTAACTTGAAGATAGACTGGTCTAGATTCCTTTTTCTTCATACCTTGAAAAATTGATTTACTTTCACTAATTGAATAAATGTCTTCTTCGTTCATCTTTAAAATAAAAGCTGCACTCTTGGCAATCCAATCAGAATCGGTTACGCCCAAAGTAGCACCTGCCTTAGACTTGGACCTGACTCCAGACCTTTGGTCTGCTGGCTGATTAACAAATGAATATTCTTTAAAAGAAATGTTCTGCATATCAACAAATGCAAGTTTTCCTTTGTAAACTTGACCTCTTTTGTATTTTGGCATCTTGGGCCTACCGTTGGCGTCTTCTGCCGCAAGGTCTTCTCCGCTAATACTGCATATCGCTTTACCCGCTCTTCCGCCAACTGAGCCGGTTAAATATCTTTTGTCCATAATTTTTTGAGCAGCTACTGTATCTGTAATTGCTATTTGCAGCCTAACAAACGGAGAACCATCCTGCTCTTTATCCATTTTGGCAGCCATTACTCTGCCAATTGGTTCGGAAGTAAGATCGTGATTTAATATAATTGGCTTAGGATACGGATTTACCCAGGATTCAAGAGCTTTTTCTAATTCTGCTGCAGAGTAGTTATTGTAGTTTCCCGTTAATCCGCTCATGTATTGCAGCTACTTCTATAATTAAACCATTTTTAAAATCAGAAGATTCGGAAAAATTAAAATCAGATTCTTTAATTTCCGGCAATTCAATTACAAAGGTTTCAATAAAATCAAAGGCCATTTTTGATCTCCATTATTTTAAACTATGATTAATAGTAATATATTTTACACTATTAAACACTTTTATGCAAATATATGTTAGTTTTTATAATTAAAAACTTTAACTTTACTTAGTGCTTCAACATGTCTATTGTCGCCTTCTTTAATAAAGTTAGACAACTCTTGCTTTCCCATTATATGAGGAGTATATATATTTGACGCACAATATAAATTATATTCTTTTTCTCTGCAGTCTAAACTCCAGCCTAGATCTTCGCCCTGTGGATGAAATCTATATCTTGAGTTCATATATACTTTTTTAGACATCATCTTTGCCGCCATAATTATATCAGATTTAAATAGTGTCCCAATCGGATAATTATCATGCCTATAGGCTGATTGATCTTGCTGTTCAATCCAAGACATAACACTTGGAAAGTCCACTCCGAATGGAGTCATAAACATTAGCGTATTGATTGCGTCTATTTCTTTTTTTTGCAAATTATTAACTAATACTTCTATGGTATAAGGATTAGTTAGCAATATGTCCGAATCTAAACTGTAGTAATAATCCGGTTTTATTTCCTTTGCCTTATCTAATAAAGAGTTGCGCATAGAAACCATATTTTCATATTTTGAATATGTCCATCTTCTTGAACCTTCGACGTGCGAATGGTGAGATAAATCATCTCTTACTTCTATGTCAAATATATTTATATTTTTACTATTTTTTTTCCAATATACTAAAAAATCAATTGTCTCTTTATCGTCCACGCCTGCTTCAAATATAAAGCCAACATCTTTTATGTCAAAAGTTTGTCTTTCAAGACAATGAAACCAATAAGGCAAAATCCATTCTCTTTTATAGATTGGGCAGCCGATTAAAATCATTATTCTATTGAAACGTTGCTTTTATCCTCAACTGATTTTGTTTTAGCCTTAGACTTAGAGGGCGACTCAACGACTTCTTCTTTTTTTTCATTTTCAACTGTTTCTTGATTTTCTACTGTTTCGTCAGAACTCAAAAAATTTTCAATTGCATCAATCTTAAATTTCATTTCATCTATTACTGGCAATAATTGTTCTAGAATTTCTAGAAATTTTATATCAGCTAAACGTGTTTGGGCGTTATTGACTGCTTCAACTAAATTGTCGTAACTTTCTTGCGTTATAATCATTTTGGCTCCAGTTTTGTTTGTTCTTTTTCCTCTACATAATTATACTCTGGTTGGAGTAGTTTTTCAACAGTTACCAACCATGATAAGTCATCATTGTCAGATCTTTTAATGTTAGGCGATGTCTTTCTGCCGTTTTGATTTTGAGGCCTACTAGAATTTCCTACCCCTTTTCTTGAAGAGGGAAGATTTCTTTGACCTTTAGTAGCCGACTTTTGTCCATCCGAGCTTTTTGGGCTAGGAGCAGCAGAAGCAAGCCCCGCCTGCGCTTTCATCATGTCCATTTGGGTTTTTGCTTGCATGTTCCCAAAAAGTTTTTCCTCGTCAACTTCTGAGTCTAAACCTAATAGCAATCTAGCTTCTTCTATTGTAATTAAATTATTTACATATTTTTGTATTATATGGTTTTCTTTTTTAACTTGAGTGAAAACATCTATTTCTTTAAATACTAAAAAGCAGCGGTCAGATTGCGAATCTGCAGCGGGTGTTTCCAGCGGATTAAATCCACCCTCAAAAAGCAACTCGTTGAAGAGGTGAATTCTAATCATGTCAGAAAATTGTTTTTGCAGTTGTTTTATTCTATCGTATAAAGAAACGTCTAATCTTTCGGTTACAGATCTATTTCCACCGTTCATGCTCATACCTAAATGGTGTGGCGCTACGCCCAAACCAACGGCAACTCTTTCCTTAAAATGATCCACATACTTTGATGCATCGAGTGCTGTATTGTTTGCCCCAATTACATCAACTGCGTGTCTGAATGGAAGTATTAGTCCGCCTTCTGATCTTAAGTTCTCTATTTCTGCGGCGGCGCGTGAAATTTCTTCTGGCTCAGCTGGTTGATCTGCTGTTCCTATTGTGTATTTATATAATGGAAAAAGCTCTCTGTGAACTAGGTTCTGTATGTCCTCTTCCATCTGTCTTAGGGCAATTATGTCATCAAGTACTGTTGAAAGAAACGGAGTACCAAAAGCTCTTCCTGGCTTTTTCTCGAAGTGCATATGTATAACTCTATCTGCCGACCATACTGGGTCTCGATCGTTTGGAGAATAGGTCAACGGATCTGTTGCCTGCTGATAAGCCTTTGGTCTATTTTGCTTATCTCTTAAAATGTAAGTTTGTTCGGTTGGAATTAAATAATACCCAGCTATAGGTTGGGTTCCGCCAATTGCGTTTAGCTTATCTGGAAGGTAAGAGCTTATATCAGCTCTAGCTTTTACAATAAATACATTTGAATATTTTATTAACTGATCAGAAAGTTCAACTAGGAATTCTGCAAATGGCCTTTTCATGGTCATTTCCATTAAATCTATTCTTCTATATAAATATTCTACAGCCTCTGAATTTTCTCCTAATATTTCCCAGCCCTCTTTCCAAAATAATTCTTTATGTTTAGAAATAGCTTGGCGAACATATCCATCAGTGTCAAAAGCTTGAGTTATTCTATTAAAATCGTAAGGAGAAGGCTCAAAACTAGCTCTATGATCATAATAAAAATTAGATCCTCTAAAACCTAAAGCTAGAGCTGCTATTTTAAAACTTTTACCAAGAGCCTTAACATCGTCTTGATTAACTTTTTGCTCTTCTATTGCAAATAGATTTTTTGCAAAAGGCAAATAGGATTTTATGGCCATTTAAAACACCCTTTAAATAAGTTTAATTATATTATAATAGTAGCTACCTTAGGTAGTTACTTAATAGATTAGGTTAAGCTTGTTGGGTTGACTCAGTTGAATTTGTTCTATCAAACGAATTTTTGATAATTAAAAATTTTACAGACTCCAAGACTGCTATTGTTGAATCCTCTGGAAGCGGGCTTTCATACATTATGTTTTGATTTGTTATCGTAATAGTTATAACAGCTTTCTGCTGTGGTGTTTCCGTGTTTGCATCAGACATTAAAAATCATCCTCTTTTTCTTTTTCTTTAACTTTAGTTTTTGAATTAGTTTCTAGTTCATTTATATACAAAGTAAGTTGTTTTATTATTGCATCTTTTAGGACAAGCTGAGATGTTACCTCGTTTAATCTTTCTTGACATGCTTGAAGAATAAAATTCACTTGAATATTTGCATTATTTTCCATATATTTATATTATACTACTTTAGATTCTAGTTCTGCAACTTTTACGCTTAGTTCTTGAACTGCCTTAACAAGCAGAGGTATAAATTCCATTTCTTTCCACATTTTTGGCTTCCATGCGGACAAATCAAATACGCCCCCTGGTTGATCTTTTGGTAGCGACGCATCAGGCGATTCATAAACCGTAAGATGTGGTTGAGTTTCTGTTATTTCTTCTGCTATAAAACCATATGATTTGTTAAATTCGTTTATTTCTTTAGCTTCATCAGTCCAAGCCTCCTTAGTCCAAGGGTCAATTGAATCAAAGGCATCTATTTTCCAATTAAAAATTCTTGGCCTAACTGTCTGCAGAATGCTTAAGGCATTGGGTATATCTTCTATGTTGTACTTATATTCTCTTTTTGAAGCTGGAGAACACAATGCCTCTACTCCACCTGCGCCGATGTACTCTGGCGGTTGTAGTAGAAGAAGTTGAGTTAAAAATTCCTGTACATCTATATCTAAAACCTTGATCTATAGTTATGTTTCTACCAAACATCGTACCGAGAAGAGTCTACTTGAAAGTTTCCATTTGGACCAATACTTATGCTGCCACCGTTAATGAATGGACTATTTATTTGTATCGTCGCTGTTATTGTTCCACCAGAAATTCTATCTGCGCTAAGTGTTCCTGTTGTGATTTTGTCTCCATGGATTGTTGTTGAGCCGCCATTGATCGTTGTTACAACTTCACCAGCTGTTATTTTGGTTGAGGCTAAATTGTATGCAGAGTTTGCGTCGTCTTGAGCGTTATTTGCTGTGTTCTGTGCGTTGTTTGCTGTGTTCTGTGCGTTGTTTGCTGTATTGTTGGCGGTGTCTGCTGTATCCTGTGCGTTATTTATCGAGGCTAACGTTGATCCGCCAGTAATAACAACATTGCCCGAAATGCTTAGGGTGCTTCCATTCCAGGTAAGTTTATCGCCTAAAGAAAAATTTGTTGCTCCCCCATTGTTGGCTACATAAAAACCAGTATTGCTTGATGCGAATGAACCTGCGCCATAGTACATTTTATCGGATTGTATTATTAAGCCACCTACAAAGCCGCTCGTTATTACATCCTCTGCGGCTTCTTCTGCCTCTTCTTCGCTGACTGGCGTAGAACCATCGGGAAATTTTAGTGTACCCTGTATGGTTAACGCACTCCCGTCCCAAGTAAGTTTATCGCCCAAGGAAAATTTACCAGTATTATCTACGTAAAAAGCTGTGCTATTATTACCATAGGTTCCAGTACCAAAAAATATTTTACTAGAATTTATAGTTAGACCAGCTACAGATCCACTGGTTATAGCGTCTCCATCGTCAAAAGTTCCTGGAGTAGTACCATCGGGAAATTTTAGTGTACCCTGTATGGTTAACGCACTCCCGTCCCAAGTAAGTTTATCGCCCAAGGAAAATTTACCTGAACCATCTGCGTAAAAAGCCGTATTCGTATTATTGTACACTCCGGGAGTGACTGTACTTATATAGAGTTTACCTGCGTTTTGTACGGAGGTATTTCCATTTAATGATAAACTATTAGCAAAAACGTCTCCCTCTTTGGCTACGCGAAATGTTGAGGTATTAAACGTTGCTCCACCCATCCACAAATTACCTTCTGAGTCTACGTGAAAAGAGCCGGAGTCAAATCCGCCTATGTCAATAGAACCAACTATAGTAGTATTGTAGAAATATGATTTGCCAGATCCATTAATTAGCCAACCAGAAGTTGCACCGGAATAAGTTCCATCGTTATTTGAAACTCCATCAAAATTTGAAGATTTTATTATTGAATTATTTCCGTCCATAGTTATTGTATGAGCGCCAATTGTTCCAGCTTTAATTTTATCTGCTGTTAGTTCTAAAATTTCTGCCGAATCTATCAACGTGGACTGAGAAGCCACTAAGTTGGTCCATTCTCCGTAGTTATTAGAAGTGTCAACAGGTCTAACCCTACCATATACTGGAGAAGATTGAGTAATAGCCTGTCCAACTGAATTAAGAACTACGCTAAATACACTACTTGTACTATTTCCGACTTTGTATTAAGTATGCTTCCACTGCATTGTTTTGCGAATAAACTTGATACTCATAACCCTTTAAATCGTTGTCAATAGGCGCAGTAAATTTAAACATCAAAGATTTTGAATTATTAAATAATGTAAAATTGGCTACCGCTCCAGGAGCGCTTGAATCCGATGGTGTGTTTACTATTAGACTTTGTTCAGCAGCAACTGAGTTTAGATCATTGTCAAAAACTTCTACCTTAACCAAATATCTTGTATCTGGTTTTAAATCTTGTACTGTTCTTTTTACTATTGTCATAAATTTTAAACCTTAAATGATAATTCTGAATTGTATTCTTTTTGTTGTAAAACGCAATTAAAATTTTTATTATATTCAAATGAAATAAGTTCTAGTTCATTTTTAGTTGAAGCTATGTTTTTTGACTCTATCACTTCTATAAAAAAATAGTATTTTTTATTTTCTAAAGAAGTTGTTTGATAAATTGTTGCCTCATTTACACTTGGAGAATAAAGATCAATTGCATTTTCGTCAATTGCAGTATACACTTCTTCTTCTTCTTCGCTAATTGTTTGTTCCTTTTTTTCCAGAAGATTAAATGACTTATAGCTCTGTTCTAGTTTTATTATTTTTAAATTTACTTTTCCTGAGCTTGGCGTTTTATATGCATTAATTTTTAGCGCTGGACCGTTGAAATAGCCAGAAACTTTTGCTCCAATAGTTGAAGTCTTATAATTTAGCCAATCAGTATCTTGATTATAGTAAGAAAATTTTTCTTTATCTTCACCATTTTCATTAGCTTTTACTGTTGTGTAATAGTTATTTTGTATTGTTTCAGTGCTCAAATTAAACGCGGTAGTATTTAAAAGTGATGGATTGCCACTAAGTTCGCTGGCATCTTGTGTAGAAATCTGTTTGTAGGCTGGTTTTGAATTATATGTAACACTTTGTAAATATTTTAAATACTTATTTCCATAATATAAGTAATATTTATCAATTATATCTTTTTCTATTTCATGATCTCTTGCCGCTTGGAAGTATAAATACCCATCTATTACCGAAGATCTAACTACTGTATATTCCTCTTCTTTTTCGTTATCTAGGTAAACTACAAGAAATTGAGTATTGTCTGTATCTATAGTTGCATTTTGTGATGTAATTTTAATAAAATCAGAATTAGGTACTTTTATTGAAATAATTTGATCTTTTTTAATTTCTTCATAAATTTCATATATTTGAATTGAGTGCCTTAAAGGTGGGTGTATATATTTTGGCTCTGAAGAAGACAAGTCAAAATTTTTTGGAAAATATTTAAACCATTCCATTTTAATCCTCTAATTCAATATAGGAAATAATAATATCATATTTTCCCTCTTTACTCGTATCAACGTTTATTTCTGCGTTTAATAAAACATCAATAACTGGAACGCCACCTATTAAAACATCTTGCGAATAAGAATCTACACTAATTGTAACTGGTTCTTTTTCTAATCTATTCAAATAAAGACTTGCCGTATCACTGGATCGATCAGTCTCATAATCTATATCACTTATTTTAATTGATTTACTGCCGTCCATATTAGAATGCGTGTGATTTGCTATATCTAGTCCAGCAATTTTTGCCCCGTCCTTAATATGTATATCTCCAACTATTGTTCCTCCTGATCTAAGAAGATATTGTGGGTGATCATCTTCTAAAAGATTATTAAAATATTTATGAGAAGAATTTAAAGTTTCGTTTTTTTCACCAAAAATACTTGCTTCTTCAAAATATTCTGAATATTTATCTGAATCTAAATCTACATAAATAGATTGTGATTTTATTTCAGAAATACTTTGAAGTTGAGAAACATATGAAATGTATTTTCTTTTTAATCTTATCGTTTCTAGTGCGCCAATAATTCTTTTTTCTGAGTTTACTCTTTTTTGTTGTAGGTCGGCGATCAAAGAGGCTATGTTTCCATTTATGGAAGAGGCGGCCATGACTATTTCTTTTGCTAGCTCCGGAGATTTATTTTTTATATCTGAAGACAATAAATCCACTTCTAGTGGAAAAGCTACATAAGATCTTGCCTGTAGAGCTGGTCCTAAGAATTTTTGATAATACATTTCAGATGTGTCTTGCATTTCTGTTTTTAGTAATCCAGTAAGTTTTTTTATTTCTGACTGATATGAATTTATTTTGAAAGAAAAAAATGTTTCGAATTGCGTTGCTTGAATTTTTGAGAGATTATCCATTTGGGATTTTGGTAATTTTGGTGGTATCGACATGATTTCCTTGGCAAACAATTTCGTATATTCTTTAAGGGTTTTTGACCAGAAGTAAAATTCTTTTGCAATATCTTTTTCTGTTTCATTATTATAATCATCTCCTATCATAGATATCATAAATCTGTAAATGCATTCTAATTCAAAAGAAAAAAGTTTTATTATATTTTTTATATCATAATAATAACTTAGTGCTGTTTTTCCTACAAGCGCATCATATTCCATGATTAGCGCTCTGCATCCTCTGCACTGGTGTTTTTGGCAATAGGCGTATTCTTGATATGAAATGTAATTTTCTGGTCTTATATTTGATATGCTTATAACGTCGTCGTTTTTTGTTTCGGCTTTATTTACAACCTCATTCCAAACTTGGTTGTGAGCTATATCTAAGCTTGGAACTAAGTCTGCTTTCAAATAAACATTTGATAAAAATATTTCTATTTCTTTCATAACTTTAGATATATCTATTCTTGTAGACATTAGTTCTGCCATGACATTATCAATTGGAATATAATTTGAGAATGATCCTTTTACTTCATTTTCTGACATATGTTGTTTATATTTAACATTTGTTAAATTTTTATTGTCATTATAATAGCTAAAAGCAGTTGAGTCAGAAATTGTTTCTTGAGAAAACAAAGAATCAACTTTTATTCCTGTATCAATATTATTGTTGATAGACATAATTTACCTAAAACATATTTCTTTTAATTTTTGATGGTGTTTTTTTTCTCATTCCAAATTTTACATTATTCACATTAATTTTGTCTGCTCTACTAATAGTTTTACCTTTTTCATTATTGGTTGTGATTTTTTGTTCTTCTGGCATAAAAAATTTATTTGATACTGACTCTATATTTGTTGCAATTTTAATCTTGCTAAATTCACCATAATTTTGAGAAACTGCCAACAAACCCAGTATCAATGCGTCGTGCGCGTGGTCTGCCGCAGAACCTCCAGCTTCAAAAACAGGCCTACCATGTTGAGTTGTTCTGGACACAATATATGATATCAGCTGCATATATAGCTCATCGTCAGATCCTGGTATCATTAAGGTTTCTTTCTCTAAAAATTGCCTTAAATTATCAACCATGTATGGCTTTAAATCTTTTTTAATCATTAATTTAGTATACGGATCTCTTATTTCTATTGTTTCTGCAAAACTTATTCCTTTAACTTTTTCTTTTAGTCCTGATTTTGGATTTTCGATTCCGTGTTTTTTAAGTAGTTCTACCTGAACTTCTCCAAATCCTCTGTCAACATAAATGTGTTTGGGTTGAAGAAGATCGTTTAATTCAATTATTCGATTTACGGCTTTGGTTAAAGTGTATTCTGATTTTTCTATTTCTTCTCTGTAGGATAATTTTATTTTATTTCTAAATTGTTCTTCTTCATAATTTGAAGAACATACCTCTAATGCAACTATATTTGTTCCTGCTCCATATTTATCCCAGTCAACGCCAATTACGTGAAAGCTTCTAGCAGACTTAACTGTTGGAACATAATTCCAAGATGGTTCAATAAAAGCTAAATCAACATATTTTCTAGGATATACTCCTTCAGAATCCTCTCCCCAATCAGCTTCTATCTCGTGACGATATCCCATTTCTGAATATTGCTCTCTAAATTCTTCTTCTTGATCTTTTGAGAAAAAGGGATTTGCGTAAGAGGGAAACCAAAATTCTTTAAATCTTGCATTTCTGCACCATTCCCAAAATTTTTCCCTTCTTCCGGTTGGGGTAGATGCTCCAATAAGAACTTTGTCTTGTTGATCTTCGGAAGTTTTCTGGAGCATGGCATACAGTGCGTCCAGGTCATCATTGTGCATGTAGTCCATTTCGTCCAAAATAATGACATGAGCTTCTTGACCACGAGCTACGTCAGATTTTCCTCCTGACCTCATGCCCGAAGTAAAAAATCTAATAGTTGAACCATTGGAGAATTGAATCATAAATTGAGGGGATGTAACTTTTCTTACTATGGAATCAATAACTACTTCGTTTTTACTTGCAAGTCTAATCATCTCTTGATATATTAATTCTACATGCGATTTCATAGGAGCAACTACCAAGCATCTTCCGTCTTTATGGGTGTAGCTGTAGTGTAAAAGATATACGGCCATTGTGAACGTTTTACCTAAACGTCTTCCAGCTCTTAAAACTTTTCTTATAGAAGGATCTCTTAAAATGAGTGTTTGATAAACTCTAGTATCTACTTTCAAAAAATGTTTTGCCCACAAGCACGGGTCTTTAGCTATGTGCAGTTGTCGTTGATGCTCTGAAGAAAGTCCTGCGTTTAACAAGTTGTTATCTATCTCAAATGGCTCGTCTACTAAAAGGGATAATTCATTATTCGTCATTAAACGTGATTCTACTTTTGTTCCATCTGACCAAGAAAGGTGACCTAACTTATTTTTAAAGACCCATTCTATTCTATTTATTTGTTTTATTATTTCTGGATCTTGAGATTTAAGTATTTCTAATATATCTTCTCTTGAAAGATTTTGAATTTTATTTCTAAACGTTTTTGTTTTTTCTTTTATAGTCATAAATACTACTATCCAAATCTTGCTGCCATAGCAGCTGCTTCTGCCCCAAGGGAACTTCTTGCATTTAGTCGTGAATTTTGAATAGCTGCAACACCCCTAGCTCTTGACGTGGCTGCTACTTCGTTATCTTTAAAGCCCATTCCAAATCCCGGTTTATTAATTTGACCTTGTGCGGATTTGATTGCATCTTTAGCCAGTCTTGCTCCTCCACCAATTACAGCAGTTGCTGCCATTTTTGACAAATCATAAACTAAGCTTGCGGTTAATATTGGATTTGCCACTTTCATTCCAGCTCTAAATGCAATATTGCCAGCTATTTTTGCGCCTTCTTTTCCAAATTGACCCGTTAACATTCCCATTGCGTTTTTTGTTCCGACTGTCCTAATCAGGCCCTTTTCTCCAAACGACCTGAGCATTGCGTTTGCCATTTCTGGAGTAGCCTGTTGTCTGGCAAGATTAGCAAGAAGATCTTTTGATATCATTCTACCGCTCGTTCCCTGAACCATTGTAGTGTTAACTCCCAGGCCTGCGGAGTTAAAAGCTATTATATCTGTTGCCTGAGCAACTGTTGGGGCACTTGGTCCAGCAAGCAGTCGAGCGTTTCTTGCATTTGCATTAAATGCTTTTTCAGTTAGAGTTCTACCACCTGTGCCAGCATTGGCGGCTGCCATTTGTCGTTGAGTTTTTATAATATCATCTACAGTCGCTGTAACTTTGCCTTGCTTAATTAAATCATCTGCTGCATTTTGAATATTGAAAGCTGCTCCTCTTTTTCCCGCCTGAAAAAATGCATCGTCAAATTGACCCATTACTTTGCCCATATCTCTTAACGCATTATTTGCTCCCCTTAGTGCTCTTCCGCTTAGTCCTCCTACTTTTGCATAGCCGCTAACTGCTTGACTGTATCCAAGATACTGCTGAGTAACTGCGCCTGGAACGTTTGAGACCATAACATTAGACTTGTAACCAGGCGTGTCTATTGATTGCGCAAACATTGCGCCTATTTCTCTACTAATTCCTCTAGTTTCTCCAGTTGGTAGAACTGCTCTAAACGTTTTGCCATCAGGTCCCCTAATTATAGTTACTTTTGTATTTCCTGGCAAATCTGGAGAAGCTGTTCTGTGAAAATATAATCTATCTGGTTTTCTATACAATCTTTGAAAGCCTCTTTGACCTGAAACATTTGATACTCCTGGTCCACCTCCATAGGTTGGATATTGACCTGGAACTCTACCACCAGTAGCTTGTCCATATGGATTTAATGG